GCACCCTCGAACGAGTAGCCATGCCCGCGAAGAAGTCCGAGATGAAGTGCAACGTCCCGAAGCGCACTCCGGGCCACCCGAAGAAGTCGCACGTCGTGAAGGCGTGCGAGGGCGGCAAGGAGAAGCTGATTCGCTTCGGGCAGCAGGGCGTCTCGGGCTCCCCGCCAAAGAAGGGCGAATCGGAAGCCGACGCGAAGCGGCGCGCGTCGTTCAAGGCGCGTCACGCGAAGAACATCGCGAAGGGCAAGATGAGCGCGGCGTGGTGGGCCGACTCCGTGAAATGGAAGTGACCTGATGGCCGCAATCCCCCTCCTCGCAGGCATCTACACGACGACGGCGCCGAACTTCCGCACGGCGTACCCGGTCAACATGGTGCCGACGCCAACGCCGACGGGCATCTCGGAGGCGTACCTTCGCCCTGGCGACGGACTCGTCTCGACGGGGACCGGCCCCGGCATCGCGCGCGGCGGCATCAACTGGAACGGCGCGCTCTACCGCGTCATGGGTCCGTTCCTCGTGCGCATCGACGCGCTCGGCACGGTGACGACGATCGGCAACGTCGGCGACGACGGGAAGCCGGTCACGTTCGACTACTCGTTCGACCAGCTCGCGATCGCGTCGTGCGGGAACCTCTACTACTCGAACGGCACGACGCTCGTGCAGAACGTCGACCCCGACCTCGGGACGGTCGTGGATGTCGTCTGGGTCGACGGGTACTTCTTCACGACCGACGGCGAGTTCCTCGTCGTCACCGAGCTCAACGACCCGCTCGCCGTCAATCCGCTGAAGTACGCCTCGAGCGAAGCGGACCCCGACCCCGTCGTCGCGCTGCTGAAGGTGCGCAACGAGGTCGGCGTCCTGAACCGCTTCACGATCGAGGTCTTCGACAACGTCGGCGGCGTGGGCTTCCCGTTCCAGCGCATCGAGGGCGCGCAGATCATGAAGGGCTGCGTCGGCACGCACGCCTGCTGCATCTACCAAGAGGCGATGGCGTTCCTCGGTGGCGGGCGCAACGAGGCGCCGGGCATCTACGTCGGCGTGAACGCGACGGCGCAGAAGGTCTCGACGCGCGAGGTCGACGAGATCCTCGCGACGTACACCGAAGCGCAACTCGCGACGGCGGTGCTCGAGGCGCGCAACGACCGGGCGCACGAGTTCCTTTACGTCCACCTCCCCGACCGCACGCTCGTCTTCGACGGCTCGGCGGCGAAGGCGCTCGGCGCCCCGGTGTGGTTCATCCTCACGTCCGCGCTCCAGGGCTTCGCGACGTATCGCGCGCGCTGGTTCGTCTGGGCTTACGACGGATGGCAGATCGCCGACACGTCGACGGCGGCCTTCGGTCGCACGACGCAGGACGTCTCGACGCACTGGGGCGACCGCGTGCGCTGGGAGCTCACGACGCCGATCGTCTACAACGAGGGCAACGGCGCCGTCTTCAACGAGCTCGAGCTGATCGCGCTTCCGGGCTCGGTGCCGTTCGGAACGGACCCCGTCATCTCGACATCGTACAGCCTCGACGGCCTCTCGTGGAGCATCGACCACGCGGTGCGCGTCGGGTCGTACGCGCAGCGTCAGCACCGCATCGCGTGGCGTCGTCAGGGCTTCATGCGGCGCTTTCGCGTGCAGCGCTTCCAGGGCGACTCGTGGGCGCACATCCCCGTCGCCCGTCTCGAGGCAACCTTCGAACCGTTGGCCTGGTGATGGCAGTCCGACGCCTTGGCCTCACCCGTGACCAGCTCGCGAAGTTCCTCGACGAGCACGAGCAGATTCGCCAGTTCGAACTGCTCTTCACCGCCGTCGACGAGCTCCAGACCGAGGGGCTCGACTCGGTGCGCTTCGACGCCGGGGCGGCCCTCGCCGGGGTTAACAAGCTGGCCGGCGTTGTCGCGCAATTGGCCCAAGACGGGGCGATCGAGGCTTCGAACGCACTCTCGGTCGCGCAGGCCGCAGAACGCGCCCTGGTGGCGATTGAGGGCCTTGCGATGGTGGGCGCGACGCTCCCGCCGAAGGTGCCCGTGCGGCGCACCGTGGGCGCGTGGCATGACATGAAGCGGCAGACGGCGGTCGCCATCAACACGGGCCAGCGTGCGAAGTGCGACACGATCGACATCGAGCGCGGCGTCTGGCGTGACTCGTCGGAGGACGTCTTCTATGTCGCTGACGCGGGCGTCTACAACATCGAGTTTTCCGCGCAGGTCGACTCAAACAAGGGCTCCGACTCCGAGCTCTGGATCTGGCTTGCCGTCAACGGGTCGAGCGTCGCCGAGTCGGCCTCCGTCATCCGCGTGAAGGGCAACGACGGAGAGACCGTCGCCTCGTGGAACTTCCTCGTCGAGCTCGCGCCGAACGACTACTTCTCGATCATCTGGGCGGCGGACAGCTTGCAGACGTACCTCGAAACGTTCGCCGCAAGCGCGTTCCACCCTGCTATCCCTTCGCTCATTCTCACCGTCACGCAGGAGGCGTGAACCATGGCCGTCACCCCGACCCAGCTCATCGCGCCCGCGTTCGTTCCTGACACGAAGGGCACCGCCTACACGTCGACCGCCGTCAAGACGCGCATCGACTACATGGCGTTCGTGAACACGACCGCGAACAACGTCACGCTCTCGGTGTGGCTCGGGCCTGCGGGCGCGTCGCAACGCATCAAGGACAAGACGATCCTCCCCGGCGAGTGCTACCTCTGCCCCGAGGTCATCGGCGCGCTTCTCATGCCCGGCGAGCTCATTCAGTGGGACGCGAGCGCCGTCAACGCGCTCTACGGCTCCGCGAACGGCGTGACCTTCACCTGAGGAAAACTGCGATGATGATGCTCGGAATCCCCGTAGAGAAGCCGTTCCCGTCGACCAGCGAGAACAAGAAGAACACGCTGATGGTCATCCAGGATTGGATGCTCGGCCCCGAGAAGCCGTCGAACGAGCGCGGCGCGAACGCCGAGTACTGGCGCGCGCTCGCGAAGGCGATGCAGGTCGACGAGGCCGAGGCGCGTCGTCGTCGGTGCTCCAACTGCGAGTACTACGACAACACGCCGGGAACGCAGCTCAAGATGGAGCGCATCCCGTGGAACCAGTGGGATGTGGACGCGGGCTTCCGTGGATTCTGCACGAAGTTCTCCTTCGTGTGCCACGACCTGCGCTCGTGTCAGGCGTGGGAAGAGAAGGAGTTCGAGGAGGGATGACGACGCTCGCGGAGGCGGTGCGCGACGACGAAGCCGCGAAGATCGAGCGGCTCGAAGGGGCGATGCTTCAGCATGAGCAGGTTGACTGCCCCGTCGAGCACATCTTCGGCCCCGGGCTCTACATCCGCCAAGGCGTCATCCCAGCGGGCACGCTTGTCGTGGGTCACCGACACAAGAACGCGCACACGAACATCCTCCTCCGCGGCGTGATGGTCCTCGCGACCGAAGACGGCGTGCGGCGCATCGAAGCGCCGATGGTGTGGATTGCGCCAGCGGGGCGAAAGGTCTTTCTTGTCCTCGAAGACATCCTTCTTCAGAACCTCTATCCGACCGACCTGACGGACCCGGACGCGATCGAGGAAGCGTTCATCGAAAAAAGCGAGACTTGGCAGGCGCACGACGAGGAAGTGCGCGCTCGGCTGCTATCTGGTATCGCTCAAACCATGGAGCTCGCGGCGTCATGTGGGTAGCAACTGCAATCATCGGCGGGTCGGTCATCTCTGGCATCGGCGGCTACTTCGCGCAGAAGAGCGCAGCCGAAGAGGCCGCAGGCGCGCAGCGCACCGCAAGCGAGTCGGCGATCGCCGAGCAGCGTCGCCAGCAGGCCGAAGCGGAGCGCCTTCTTGCGCCGTACATGCAGGCCGGGCAAGGTGCGATCGGGCAGCAGCAGGCGCTCCTCGGGCTCGCCGGTCCCGAGGCGCAAGCGGCGGCGATCGCGCAGCTCGAGCAGAGCCCGCAGTTTCAGGCGATGCTTGAACAGGGCGAGTCGGCGATCTTGCAGAATGCAAGCGCAACGGGCGGCCTGCGCGGCGGCAACACGCAAGCGGCGCTCGCGCAGTTCCGACCGCAGCTCCTTTCGCAGCTCATCCAGCAGCAGATGGCGCAGCTCGGCGGGCTCGCCGGCATGGGGCAGCAGGGCGCGATGGGCGCGGCTGGCTTCGGGCAGCAGAGCGCGGCGAACATCGGCAACCAGTTTACCGCGATGGGGCAAGCTGCAGCCGGCGGCGCACTTGCGCAGGGGCAGGGCATGTCGAACCTCTTCGGCGGCGTCGGCGGCGCGCTCGGTACGCTTGGCGGGCTCGGGGCGATGGGGCGCGGGCCTTTCGCGGGCGGTGGTGGTGGTGCTGGTGCAGGGACGGCCAGCGCAGGCGGCGGCGGCGGTATGGCGGCAACGGCCAACGCTTACAACGCGATGACCGAAGCGCAGCGCAGCAAACTTTACGGGTGATGTCATGGTGCAGCCTCTCAACCAGCCACTCAACTACACGCTCAACGTCCCCGATCCCGCAGCCGCGGTGACGAGCGGTCTTCAGCAGGGCGTTCAGCTCGCCTCGATGATGGAGCGCGCCGACCTCATGGCGGCGCAGCGCCGTCAGACCGAGATCGAGAATCGAGGGCTCCTCGC